GTTTTTTTTTTCTCCTTTATTTTGTCTAAACGCGGATCCTGACAGGTCCTAGCTTCGCAAGTGTTCCTGTAGAAAATCCTTTACTTAATGCCTTTGCAACAAATGCGGCACCTAAAGTGCCAATTATTTTATTTTTGTTAGACATTACGCTTGACTCTAATGATGTAAGTGCCCCGGATAAGTTACCAGATAGGGCGGTTTGAATAGCTGAAGCTGCACCGCTGGATTGTGCCAGACTTAATGCAGTTCCGGCCTCTATTGCGGATATACTGAAAGATCTTTTTGCACGTCTTCGAGGTGCTTTTCTTCTTGGGGCCATATTGTAAGACTCCGGGAACTATACTTAAGTCTATTCGAGGTTCTTACGAGGTTGTCCACAAGCCCCACACATTTTAAAGTCAGTCATAAAATCAGCATTTTTACACTTAAAATAATAACCAATAGCTTGTTCTATTACTTCAGAGTTAGTCCACTGCCTACCAGATCCGAATGCAGCTATCTGTTGAAAGCGTTTTTTTAGATCCGATACATATAATCTGGCTTTAGGAGTTAGTCTAATAGTAACAGTATCTTTACGTTCACCTCTACGTCTACCCATTGATAACCTCCTGTAAGCTTATAGCACGTTCTAAATGTTTACCTATAGTATAAGGTATCTTTGCACTTTCCCTTGCTTGGGCTTCATGAGTAGTATATTTATGAAGGTGTTTAGGTGCGATCTTATCAGGTATATTGAATTTAGGGAATATACCCCATAGGTAATAAGGGCCGCAACGCTGGACAGGTTGGCCCCACGTTCTAACTGCACCCCTTACATTTTCAATTACAAAGTGCTGTGGCTTGATTGCTTCTATTATTAGATTTGTATTACGCCACAAGGTAGTGTCAGGTAAAAAAGATTTAAGGTTTCTTCTTGGGTTTGCGTCGCTATATTCTGTGCAAGGCGGACTTGCCCAAATAAGATCCACTCTTTTGTATTCCCATTGGTCTATTAAATTTTTAACAAACATCTCTTCACTTAGATCTATAAAGATACCATCAGCACCATGTGGTTCTAAATCGTATCTATATACTTGCCATCCCTTATCTAAAAAGGGCTGACTGGCCGAACCAGACCCGCTAAAGAGGTCTAACATTACTTTCTGTCTACACATATTTTATGTAAATAAGGAATAGTTAATATAACTAACTATACATAAATAAAATATTTAAAATAAATAATAAGCCAACATACTTTTTATGTTATTTATTTAATAAATCAAAAAGCTTTTTAGGTTTATTTATAGGTAAAATGTCTGTTTTAGGCCCATTCTGGGGCTGTTTTTGCCCTATTTCTGCCTCATTTTTGCCCAGTAGATGCCCTAAATTTGCCTTATCTGCGGCATATTCTACTAACATACTTGTCCAATCGCCATCTTTTGCAGCTTTCCTAATGTTATTCATCGGGTCCATTTGCTTAGCTTTTTGAGTCATGGCCCCAACAGATCCAAAAAAAGACTGTTGGAATTGTTCTAATTTATCGTGCATCCTGTCTTCAATTTCATCTATTACAGGATCTAATCTAACAATTAACCATCCCTCTTCTTGTAATTTCTCATCCCAGTGTTTTATTATCCACTGTCTTAGTAAGAACCTATACAGAAATAAAATTAAAAAAATCTCTCCAATAAAGAGATATATCAGATCCGGGTTCATTAAACTCTATCCCAGTCTATTTGTGGCACATAAGGAGGTTTATCACATCCGGCCTTTTTCATTCCTTTTAATTTCTCCCGGATGTTTAAACCTACTAAAGGTGCAGTTACAAAATTAGTTTCACGGCCGTATAGATCCACTAAATCATATTCGTAGCGTTCACATACTGTTGTCCCTTCAAATATTGTGCCTACTTCGGCCTCTCTTACTGCCTGGAGGTCTACGCCAGTAATTTCTTTACCAAGTCCAAAACCTGCGTCTATTGCGCCAGTTAAAGCCCCTGCTGGAATTCCCTCTGCATATTGTTTAACGTCATTCCAAGAGTCTTTAATTGTATCTTTTACTTCATCTTTGAAAAGATAGGCTAACGCACCCAGTCCCACCACCAGAGCCGGAACACCCACCAAAATTGCGGTATTTTTTGTTGTGGATCCATTCGTATTTTTTACCAGTTCATCTAAAGCTTTTTTCTGAACTGCAGAAATTTTTCTTAACTCCACTCCGGGAGGGATTGCGACAATCGGCATTAAAAGGAGGGTCGGCCACCGGGACCAATTTCACCACCAAACGTGTCAGGCGGTTTGTATAACGGTTTTGGAACTGCTACAGTTGGTGTAGACTCCGACTTACCAAATGGGCGCGCAAACGGTTTGACGACACGGCCCGAGTCCGATGTTTGGTTTTTTTGGTTTTGTAACAGTTCCATGATTAAGAATAATTCGGCTATCATCTTTTACGCCCTGCACGGGTTTTTCTAAATGCTATACCCATCTTTTTTAATTTTAATTTGCCGTTAGCATAACGGTAGATCTTCTTTTTAGAATTTGCCTTAACAAATTTGTTCCAGGCAGAAAGTTTACGTTTTCTTTTTGGTTGTGAATCTGCAATAAAAGCTGCAGAAGGACTACTGCGGCCTCTTTGACCATCCCGGAAACCTCTCCTGTAGCCACTATCAAATATTGCGTCATAGACTTCATCTGATATAGGCATTAAACCATCCTCATATATGCAAAGTCTATAGTGCTTATGTCCCCGCTATTATTCGTGACTTTAAATTGTAGATTCTTTTGATTTTGAACGCGGGATATAACGTTAAAGATAAACCACGCATCAGTAACACTCAAATTTTCTGCAGCATCATCAACTAAAGCTACCATGTCTGTCGGATCATCTCCAATAGTATAACCTCTCAACAATAAAGCTGGTGCTACTGGACTAAGATTAGCAAAAGAATGTGTATCAGGCCCCATAACAGCCCCTATCTTGTAATTGCCTGCATTAGTTACCTTAAGAGCAATAAAAACGTCATTAAATCCAGTCATATTAATAAAGTCACTATCTGCCGTATTAGGAAATAATACATCCCCACTATTAGCTATTGCTTCTGCAGTGTTTGAAATAAAAAAACTTTCATCGCTGGACTTTATGCCTTTCCAGTCCCCTTTTTCATCTACAAACCCCGTATCTAATACTGGCTGTATATATTGCGGAACTTTTATGTCAGAATCAACGGTTGCAGATTGCACTCCGGCTTTTCTGGTAAGACTCCACGGGGCATAAGCCTCGCGTTCATAAGACATTTTTATGCCAGAACTAAAGTAACGGCTACAGCGCAGGTTCCAACATCTGTGTCCATTGCAGCTGCAATAGATACTTGGTTAGATCCAGTAACTGGAATTGCAACATCTAAACTGAAAGGCATATTTGTCATGCCGTTTGATGCTGGGGTTCCGTCTACTCCTTGCGATCCTATTGTAAAAGTTTCTTGGCCGTTGTTTAATCCGTCGCCAGAAAGTTGTATTGCAAAAGTGGTTGCGCCATTTGTGGCACTGTCACTAGCAACGGTTGCGATTATACCCACAATTTGGGTGCTCTGTTTTGGAAGTTGCACGGCTGCAGTTGTAGATTGTCCATAAAGTGACCCTAAAGCCGTAAATGAATCTGCCGCAGTTAATGCGCCTTCACGGGTGCGATAAAATGCCATGTGTTTTTTTTTTCTCCTTTATTTTGTCTAAACGCGGATCCTGACAGGTCCTAGCTTCGCAAGTGTTCCTGTAGAAAATCCTTTACTTAATGCCTTTGCAACAAATGCGGCACCTAAAGTGCCAA